GGAAGTGAGGACAATGGAATTCCGTCCAAATCAAGTGTCTCAAGGTTTTTAAGTTCACCAATATTTTCTGAAAGCGAGCTCATGTATACGCCACGCAAATCAATTGTTGTTGTATTAATGTTGTAGTTTAGACCCGCTATCTCAACACTATTCATCTTACAGTATACTTAGATTTTACTTCCCGCCCAATACATAATTTTAGCAAGTGACCAAGAACTATTGATACTCTTTGGAAGTTCAAGTTTTGCTAAACTCTTTCTCACCCGTTCAACATTGACACTATTCACAACTTTTGGAACTTGAGCGATGTGATTCAACTTGAATCTTTTGTTGGAGGCGTCAGTAATTCTCAGAAAGTATGGAAAGTTCTTTTCAAAGTATTTCCATTTGAGTGAAGTTCTATTTGATGGTGGAGTATATTTATGAATGAGCGCCCACACAACCATCTTTATGAAAGCTAAGCGATCTCGTGGATCTTTTGGACCAAGTGGTGTTCCAAGTGTATCATGCATCATGGCTATGAAAGCCTCGATGTAACAAAAGTGATGTTGCGACAACTCATCATATTGTGAAATTTCAAAAGACTTTTCAAGAACTTTCTTATTTCTTATATTGACCTTTGTATTCTTGAGGAGTTGTTTGTAGTTATCTGTGTTCGTAGTCACAAAACCACCAGTTGGTTGGAATGATGATTGTTTGTTTCGTATCGTGTATCCATTTCCATAAACTGTTCGAAGTTCATTTTTGAATTCCGTACGCCCACTTCCCATAGAGTTGAAAAGTTTAATTGTCTTTTCATTGTGATCAACTTTGGCAAGAGCGTAGTGACCATCACCACTTGGATATGTATGGGCAATATGAAGATACTGGGTGCCATTTCTATTTTTAGAAGGCTTTGTCATGGCAGAAGTCTTACGACATTGAAACTTGAAGTCATAACCAGCTTCCTTCTTGATATCTTTCCCAATTTGTTCAAAAATACCGGGTCTTTGAAGAAGTTGCTTCGCAATTTCGGCGGCATCTTCTATAGCCATGAGGTGTCTCGCAGCAAGACTTGTGGTCATTTTACTCTCAATGTAGTCATTCGTGTCAATTTCCGCAGTCTCACCCTTAGTTCTCAAAAGACTATTACGAACATCCTTGTTCCTAATGAGTTTAATAGGAACTAAGTCCATCCTAACTTACATATCATTGATATTTTTAAACCAATCGTATGTAAATTTTGTTTATAAAATTACGAATAAAATTAGTTACCGAAAGCGACACCAGCCATACCATTCTTGATGCGAAGAACGTTGTAATTGACCGCATAGACGCGAGCAGGCTTTGAGCTATCAACGGAACTTACACTGTTAAGGAGCAACTTGGCGTTGTCAATGCGAGAGAAGTTGAGTGAACCACTTGGTTGAGACTTATCCAAATTGAGGCAGAGTGGCCAAGTGTACACACTGTCTTGAACAAGACTGTCAACACCGAGGGCGGAACAATGCATTTCTGGTACAACTTCGTGGTGGTAGACATTAGACATGTTTTCAAAGAGAGCGGTACCGTTGATGTATAGTGAACCGGTGCCGAAAGTGTAGTTGGTTTCCCAATCGGCGTTGTTAATATTGCCAGCGACCAAGTGAAGCGCCTTCACTGGGTGGTTGAAATAGGTAAGATCAAACTCGGTATCGGCTTGACTACCTGGTTGGTACTGGGTTTGTGTGATCAACAATTCATGTTCGTTGTCAGTAAAGAACTTGCGTTCGTCGGTGTCCAAGTAGATGTAGTTAGCATAAATCTTTGGAGTTACAGTAGAGGAATATGCATCTTGGATCTTAATACGAAGCTCAACTTCGTGGTATTGGAGGGCTACCAATGGAAGACATTTAGTCCAATCTTCACCAAAGAAGAATGGAATGACATAGTGGTCACCATTTGAGTTGAGTTGAGCAGTTTCAAGGGTGTGTCGCATTGTAGCCTTGGCAGAGTTGTCATTGTACAATACATTATGAACACCCTGAACGAAGAGTGAATCAAGTTCGCACACTTTTTGTCCACCAATCCACAATTGGAAAGTGGTTGGTTGAGACGCAGAAGTATCAAACATGGCGTTGTTGCCACCTGGCAAAGCGATACCTTCAGCTTCAATCCAGATGTAGCTCAACAAGTCACCCTTAGAGCGAAGTGGAACAACAACTTCGTTGGAAGCTCCGAAAGTGCCGATGTAGTCGACGCGCTCTGGACGCATAGAAAAGTTAGTGTGTCGCTTGTAGTTTTGTCTGAAGAAACTGACCTGTGGCTGACCAGTGATATAGACATCCTGGGCACCTTTAGATACAAGGTCAATCAAAGCAGCTGACATTTTTACTAATAAAGTATATTAAAATTTTCGGTCGTTGTTTACACAACTATAACATGGTCGTCTTCCAAGCACTCACATGGGAATCACGAGATACTGAAGACGAACATTTAGTTAGTATTATTGGTAAGACTGAGGAAGGGAAGTCTGTCTGTCTGACAACGGCATTTACGCCGTATTTTTTTATTAAACTTCCAACAAATATTGATGCTGGAAAAATTCAAAGAATTTACAATATTCTTGATGAAAAATGTAGCGATTCCCTGGTATCATATTCAGTCATGAAGTCTAAAGATGTCTGGGGTTTTCAAAACAACGAAGAGTTTCCATTTATGAAAATTAACTTCAAACATCTTCAAGCGAGAAGATTTGTAGATTCTTTTTTGAGAAGATCTCTTGATAAAACTCCTGAACTTTATAACATTTTTGGGACAAGAAATGTAAAAGTTTATGAATCTAATCTGGATCCAGTATTACGCCTGATGCATCGCACTGGAATACAATCAACTGGATGGTTAGATACTGGAGACAAGTGTATTCGTTCCCATCTCGCAAATGTTGATATGGATCTTTTCTGTAACGACTGGAAAACTCTTAAACCAGTAGCCAGGGATGACATTGCTCCATTTGTTGTGGCTTCAGTTGATATAGAATGTAATAGTTCTACGGGTAAGTTTCCTGATGCTAACATTCCCGGAGATGCATGTTTTCAAATTGCAATCTCACTATGTACATTTGGTTCTGATGAACCATACGATAAGACGTGTCTCTGTTACAAGAAGACAGACCCCAACTTGGAGGGATGTGATATTCGTAGTTACGAAACTGAGCGGGAAATGTTAGAAGCTTTCCAAAAGTATATCCAAAAGAAGGATGTGGATATTATTACTGGATGGAACATTTTTGGATTTGATATGGAATACATTTATAAACGTGCGCAAATTAATAGATGTCACTACGAGTTTTTCAATTTGGGAAAACTCAAAGATACCGAATCGGAACTTGTTATCAAAAAGCTTTCATCGAGTGCTCTTGGTGATAATCTTCTCAAGCTTCTCCCGATGCCTGGACGTTTCATTTTCGATATGTTCCACGAAGTCAAGAAGGGATACAAGCTTGATAGCTATAAATTGGATAATGTATCCAAGTTATACCTGGGTGATCAAAAAATTGATATGGCACCAAAGGAGATGTTTGCTCGATATAGGGAGGAAGATCCAGTGAAATTGAGGGAAGTTGCTGAATACTGTATCAAGGATACACTTCTCCCACACCGTTTGATGAAGAAGCTTTGTACTCTCTTAAACTTGGTTGAGATGGCTAAGGCTACTTGGGTTCCAGCGAACTTTCTTGTGGAGCGAGGGCAACAAATCAAGGTATTCTCTCAACTCACAAAGAAGGCTCGGGAGTTGGGCTTCATGGTTCCAACTATTCGGTATGGAGCAATCCCTGAAGAACCTTATGAAGGTGCTACAGTTCTCGAAGCACAAAAGGGTGCATATTATACCCCAATTACCGCTCTTGATTTTGAAGCACTGTATCCATCTATTATGATGGCTCATAACCTGTGTTACTCATCGTATGTTATGGATGAAAAGAAATATGGTAATGTACCTGGGATTACATATGAAACTTTCCATGTCGCTGACCGAACTTATAAATTTGCCCAAGATGTACCAAGTCTTTTACCAAGCATTCTTCTTGAACTCAAACAATTCCGTAAGCAAGCCAAACGGGACATGGCTAACGCTACAGGTTTTATGAAAGAGGTATACAATGGTAAGCAGTTGGCGTATAAGATTTCAATGAACTCTGTCTATGGTTTTACTGGAGCTGGTAAGGGTATCTTGCCATGTGTACCAATCGCATCTACAACGACGTGTAAAGGTCGTTCAATGATTGAGGAAACAAAGAATTATGTAGAGGCAAACTTTCCGGGGGCAAAAGTAAGGTATGGGGACACGGATTCAGTTATGGTTGAGTTCGATGTAGGTGATCGTAAAGGGGAAGAAGCTATTGCTTACAGTTGGGAAGTAGGTGAGAGAGCCGCAGAGGAATGTAGCGCCCTCTTCAAGAAACCAAATAATCTTGAACTTGAGAAAGTTTATTGGCCCTATTTCCTCTACAGTAAGAAACGATATGCGGCTAAACTATGGACAAAGGGTAAAGATGACAAAATGCACATGGATTACATTGACATCAAGGGTCTTCAAGTTGTGCGACGAGATAATACACCACATGTCCGCGAAGTATGC